AGGAAAAGAAGAATGGCAATGACATTAAAAGAAAGTTCATATGCGGCAATGCAAGGTCAGGGAAAAAGAAAAAACATTGAAATGCCACCTGAGGGATATGTGCTTGGTGGTCCTGAAATGGTAATGCAGCCAACGGTTCAAGAACAGCCAACATACCCTTTTGGTCAAGTCCCTGATCAGTTACCTGAAGATACTATTCAAGCTATGCAAGAAATGCAGCCTGAACAAGAGGTTGAACAAGTTGAAGAAGCTGAGCCGGTTGAAGAAGTTGTTTTACCGTCTAAGCCAACACCTCAGGACTCATTTAAAGCTGTTCGTGAAGCAAAAGAAAGAGCTGAGCGTGAACGTGATCTTTTAATGGCCCAAATGATTGAAATGCAATCTCGAGCTAAGCAGCCTGAAAAAGTTGAGCAACCTTTAGAGCCAGAGTTTGATGAGCAAGATTTTGCTATTGATGAAGATGCTTTGGTTGAAGGAAAATATGTTAAAAAGGTTGTCAGTGAAATTAAATCGCTTAAAAAACAGCTTGAAACATTTAAAAATCAAACGTCTCAAATATCTGTTGAAGCTAAAATTAAAGCTCATTTTCCGGACTTTGAAGAAGTTGTTTCAAAAGAAAATGTTGAGATCTTAAACGCAGAGTATCCAGAGATTGCTCAGTCACTTAAAGACACAAAAGATATATATGCTAAAGCTAAAGCTGCGTATACTGTAATGAAGAAATTTGGTATTGGTCAAATAGATCAGGAGCTAATCATGAAACAAAAAGAAAAAATAAAAGCAGTTGCAAACGTTTCAAAGCCAAGACCATTAGCATCTATCAGTCCACAACAGGGCGATTCTCCACTTTCAAGAGCTAACGCTTTTGCAAATGGGTTAACCAAAGACCTTCAAGCGCAGTTGCTTAAAGAGATGATGGAAGCTAAAAAGAGAGTGTAACTATGCTTCGAGCCAAACAGTCAATATTTGTAAAAAACATTGGATCGTTAATTGACTATGTGTACGCAAATGGATTTGAGCTTACTTTTGGTGATGCTTATCGAAGTCCTGAGCAGGCAGCACTGTATGCAAAGCAAGGAAAAGGAATCGCAGATAGTCTTCATTGTAAAAGATTGGCTATTGATCTTAATTTGTTTAAAGATGGTAAATATTTGACTGACAAAGAATCGTATGTTCAGTTTGGTGCTTATTGGAAATCTCTGCATCCTGCTAATAGGTGGGGTGGTGATTTTAAAAAGCTGGTTGATTCTGTCCATTTTGAAATGCAAGATTTATAAAACGTATCATTTCCTCCTTTTTTCAGGGTCTTTATGCTTTATTGAGTGTAAGGACCCTGAATTTTATTAGTGTTATATTTTTAATTTTTTATTAGATCTGTTATTGCAGTTTTCTTTGTGTGAGACCCATCTGCAATTAGAGGGCTCATAATTTCCATTATTATCGATACGGTCAATGGTCATATTTTCAGGTCTTTCGCCCATGTCTTTTATAAAATTTTCAAATTTAAGCCATCGATCGCATACTTTTATTCCTCTGCCGCCGTATCTATCGTATACATTTGAATTTTGGTTATTGCACCTAGCTATCATAGACGACCATACTTTATAGACTGGATCTTCATGTCGTCCGTGCTTAGTATTGTTTCTTGCGTTTTCTCTATTATGACAAGTAGAGCATTGCTTTGATTTCCCCGCTCTTAAATCTGCTGCTACATTAATACTTTCAAATCCACATTCGCATCTTATTTTGTATCTCTGTAGTTTTCGGTGCATATCTACATATTCAATAATGGTCCATTTTCCATATTTTTTGCCTATCTCTCGATTTGGATCATATAGTTCTGCGTACATGCATTCATCGCACTGCTTTCCTCTTCCAGCCCGCAATTCTGTTCCCGCCTTGATTCTTATATTTCCGCACTCGCACAAGCACTCATATTGCTTTCCAGGCTTTTCAGTTTTAATTAAATTTAAAACCGTAAATTTTCCAAATACCTTGTTTTCCATCTCTAATCCTGTATATATTGATTTTAGCGCAAATCGAAGAAGTCGCTTATCTTCAAATCTTGACATGTTCTAATGTCGCGGACGCAAAAGCCTTACTGAGAACTCGTCCATCTTAAGTATAAGACAACCAGTACCAAATTGCAACATAAAAATTGACAATTTCGTACCTTAGTTTAACTTAATACTAAAGGAAACTCTATGTCTATTACGACTACGAGCACACTTCCAGCTCCAGTTCAACAATCGTTTAGCTTCAAGTTGCTGAGCGTACCAGTACCAAACATGATCCATAAAATACCGGCAATGTTAAAAGTTATGCCTCGCAATGGTGGTAAAACTCTACGTATGCGTCGTTATAATCCTTTAAATACTGCTATGGCTCCTATTGGAAACGGTGGCTTGACTCCTCCAGCGCAGAATTTAACTGCTGTGGATAAACTTTATGTCCACATTAAATCTTTGGTAATTGACTTGGAACTCCTTATGGGACAACAAGGCGCAAGCGTAATTGCAGCGTGATCGACTAAACCCAGAGACCATGAAAATGGATGTGATAGTCAGAGCTTTGCAGTAATGCAAAGAGATTGATCCGAAGAGGTTGGTCCGCCGCGGTAGCAGGTTAAGAAAGTAACAGATTGATAGATGCAACAATTTCATTTTACGGAACATACGTAATTTTGAATGAGCAAGTGACGCTACAGAACCAAGACCCTAAAGTAAATTAATTTGGTTGTGAGATCTTTGAAATTTTGCTATAATTACAATGCTGTAAATAATATTAAGCATTGAGGTAATTATGAAATATAACGGAAACTTTTTAGCATATTGTGCAGGCGTTATGGATGGAGATGGTAGTTTTTCTTTGATAAAAAGAAAAGGGTCAAGATCTCCTTTATATTTTCCTATGATGCAATTAGCAAATGAGAAAGAAAACTTAATTGATATTTTTATTGATAGCTTTGGTGGTACAAAATTTATAAGAACTAAAATTTCTGCGCTTTCTAAAAAAGTGTCTTATAGTTGGAAAATAGAAAAGAAAAACGCTTGCTTTCCGTTTTTGGATTCAATTATCCCTTATTTGGTAATTAAAAAAGAAAGAGCGGAGCTTTTGTTGTTGTTCTGTTTAAATCATGAGTTCAAAAGAGGGTCTAACCCTTTAGAGAAAAATGTTTTATTAGAACGAGAAAAGTTGTATTTGAAAATAAAAGATATGAATAGCTATCCCGATACTAATGGATCATTAAAAAGAACTTCTAATATTAATGAAGATATTGTTTTTTGGTCATATGTTGCGGGTATTATGGATACGGATGGATCTTTTTCATTAAAAAAAGAAAATAGATCTACCGATAGTCGTAAAAGTCCAGTATATACTCCATGTATATTATTGTCGCAGTATGATTCTAGGGCTATTTATCATATATCAAATAACTTTATAGGTTCTAATCTTATGGTTATTAACGCAAAGGGCACTAAAAATGGTTTCTGTTATAGATTTAGTATTACTTCAAAAAAATCTGCTATTGAATTTTTAAAAAGAATAATTCCATTTCTGATTCTAAAAAAAGAACAAGCAACTTTATTGTTTGATTATTGCATTAATGTTAAAACGTTAAGCGGAAATAGAATTATTTCTTATGAAGAAAATCAATGGAGAGATGAATATTATAAAAAAATTGTAAGTTTAAATAAATATGGGGTCTATAAACCCTCTCTGATTGACTTGGAAGCCCGACGGGGTGACAAGGCGGAAGCTTTAACGAGCACCGTGAACGACTGAGTGAGAGGGACTCGAAAGAGTGTGCGACAGTCTAAACACGAACTATAAATGAAATTCGTGAGGTGAATCCGAAGAGGTTTGCCCGCCTTACTTCACTAAGAAGTTTTGTAAGGTCATAAAAGTAATAGAAATGGTATTAAACGAATGCGCAGCTCGTCTAGGTGTTTCATTGCGTCAAACTGAAGATCAGTTGACTCGTGACATGCTTGCTGGTACTGCAAGTTTTGTAAACTGTGTTGGTGGTACAAATGGTGACACCCCGACAGAGCTTTCACGTTCAGATATTGATAGCGTAGTTTCATCATTATTGGGAAATAACGCGTATACAGTTCTTGATAATATCGAAGGTGAAGATAAATTCGGAACAGCTCCTGTTCGTGATGCTTATTTTGCATTGTGTCATACAGCGTTAACTGTTGATTTGGAAAACGTTAATGGATTTATTCAAAAGAATAACTATCCATCTCCAATGAATGCATTGCGCTCAGAATGGGGCTCAGTGGGAAATTTAAGATTCTTAGTTTCATCTATTGGATCTTTAGCATTACAAGCTTCAAATCTTGGCCAAACAGTTTACAACATTTTCTGTGTTGGTATGGAAGCATATGCGTGCGTGGAACAAGATGGCTACAGCGCACAATTCCTTTATGTTCCGCCAATATATAGTGGCCCATTAGCTTTAAATGCTACTGCTGGTTACAAGTTTGCTGAAGTTCCACGTATCTTAAATGATTTGTGGGTATTAAATCTTCGCGCAACATTAAGCTAAGGAGAATATAATGAGCAATGCAACTATTTTAAGTGGTGCTTTTACGTCTACAGGTCAGAATAAATTTATTCCATTGGTGCCTGGCGTAAAAAGAATTACTGTTTACAACCAAACTCAATCTGCAGCGTCACAAACAACTGCTGTCGCAGTTCAACATTTGTGGCTTGAAGATTTTGCGCAAAATTCTAAATTAACAACATTTAAATCAAATGCTGCTAATGCTGCAAACCTTATCCAGTATATTACATCTAACGGATTTCAAATTCAGGATGAAACATTAAATCCTACAGGAACGTTAAATGCTACTATTACTGGTATTTCTACAGCAACTCCTCCTGTAGTAACAACTTCTCCTGCTCACGGTTTAGTGGCTGGAAACGTTGTTCGCTTGTATAACGTTACAGGAGCGCAGCAACTTGGCGGTATCGACTTTACGGTTGGTAATGGAACTTTAACAAGTACTACATTCAGCCTTGATTATATGACTCCTATTGCAGTTGCAACAACTGGTTCTTGGGCTAAAATTAATTTCAGCTCACCGTTTTATCCAAGACATCGTTACATTACTGAGATCAGTGTTGCTTCTGAAGCTGAGGTTACTTTCTCAGTAACTCATGGCTATCAAGTTGGTCAAGTTATTCGTTTAAGCGTTCCTGCTGCTTATGGTATGCCTCAAATTGATGGTATGCAAGGTACAATTACTGCTGTTAACACAACAACTAACACGGTAACATTAGATATTGATTCATCATCATTTACTGCGTTTACATTCCCTCTATCAGCTGCTACGCCGTTCAGCCCAGCTATTGCTGTTCCGGTTGGTATGGATACTGCTATTGCTCTTGCAGAAGATGTTGACATATTGTCTGATGCTACAGTTAATACAGCTGAATATGGCATGCTCCTTGTTGGTGGTGCTAATAATCCAGCTGGTGCTAATAATGATGAAATCTTCTGGGTTGCAGAAACTTGGCAAGATTAATCATTAAATTCTAAAACATTAGGTTCTAGAATTTGTAAGGTAATCATGGTAAAGAGTAAGAGCGCTCTTACTCTTTACCCAAATTAAAAAGGAAATTATGGAAAAATTAGAACATACAGAAATGAGAAATACTGGGCTTAAAGATGCTGTTCATCAATCTGGAAAAGCAAGAGTAGTTGATCCTCATGCAGCAGAAAAGCTAGAAGAGCAACGTATTGCTGACCGTAAATTGGTTCGTGGTATTTTTAGATATCATGAAACTCCAAATGGAGAGATCGGATTCTCATTTAGAAAATACAAAAATGATCCGGTTGAGCATTATGTTTTAAAAGATGGTGAAACATATACCATTCCAATAGGTGTTGCTAAACATTTAAACGCTCATGGATCTTGCGATTATCCTACATATGAGTACAAAAATGATGAAGCAGGAAGACCTGTAGTTTCATTAAGGCAAAGAATAAGAAGAATGAGCTTTCAGAACCTTGACTTTGATGCTCCTGTGATGAAAAAACCTTCAAAGGTTGATCCTTATAAGTCAGCACTTCCAAGTTAATTAAGGAACCGTATGGCGATTTTGGCACAACAGTATCCAATATTTCAGCCTGCAATGAGAGTTGTAAGCACTATTGCAAGTAGTGGATTTTTAACTATTGTAACAACTACCTTTGCTCATCAGTATCGATCCGGATTGATTGCTCGTATTAACATTGCTCCAGGTTATGGCATGCAAGAAATTAATCAACAATATGGTCCTATAACGGTACTGTCTGATACTACATTTAGCTTAGCAATAGATAGTTCAGGATACTCAGCATTTGCTGTGCCCTCATCGTTTCCTGATAATAAACAAAGTTGCACTGTTACTCCTGTTGGTGAGGTTAATGCTTCGCTTAATAGTAGCGTGAGAAACGTTTTGCCTTATAGGGCAACGTAAAAAAGAAGAGTAGTAATAAGCGTTAAATTTATGGAGATAGTATGGCTACACCAACACCTGATAATGGTTATTCAACTTTAGCAAATATTCAACAAAAGGTGAGAAGATTGACCCGAACTCCTTCGGTCAACCAATTAACCGATACTGAACTTAATAACTATATTAATACGTTTGTATTATATGACTTTCCTGAGCATCTTAGACTTTTCAACCTGAAAAAAACATTTGAATTTTACACTCAGCCTTATGTCGATGTGTATGAAACTAATACTACCGATACAACAAATCCTTTATATAACTTTTCAAATAAATACATAACCGTTCATCCTCCAATATACATTGCAGGCTTTCCGGCTGGTTTTTATGAAGATCAGTCTACATTTTATGGAATCTATCCTAAGTTAAACTCTATTGCTTCTATTGGACTTGAAGGTAATGGAACAGCTACATCTTTTTCTGGTGTAGTAAATGCTGCTCAAGCAAATACTGCTGGTATTAATGGCCAAACAATATGCTTACTGCAAAATAACGTATTATTTGATTCTATTGACGCTAATAATAATGGTTTGGCTTTAATTGATTATCCTGTATCTAATACTATAGGTAACTTGTTTGTTCCTGGTGGCGCTCCAACATCAACAACGGTTCAAGATACTGCTAATTATATTAACTATATTACGGGCCAATTTGTTATTACTTTTCCTACTGCTCCTGGTGTAGGTCAACCTATTAACAGCCAAACGGTTCCACAAAATCCAGTTCGTCCTTTAAGTATGCTTTTTTTTGATGGCAAATTTATACTCAGACCGGTTCCTGATCAACCTTACAAAGTTCAATTTGATGTATTTGCTCGACCATCAGAACTATTAAGCACGAGTGATTCACCAGAACTTTCTGAATGGTGGCAATATATCGCTTATGGAGCAGCTAAAAAGATATTTGAAGATCGTATGGACCTTGAAAGCGTTTCTCAGATTATGGCTGAATTTAAGACTCAAGAAAGATTGATTAATAGAAGGACAGTTGTTCAGCAAACAAGTCAAAGAACCGCTACGATTTATAATCAAAACGCTTGGGGAACTGGCCCTTACAATAATGGATTTTGGAACAATGGTGGTTTTTAATAAATTTATAGGAGCGTAAGATGCCTTACTATTCAAATATTCCTACAGCTAATCAAAAATTAAAAGATTCTCAGCCTTTATTGCTTGCAAATTTTACGGCTTTAAACGCGTTTGGTAATGGATATGCAGATTTTATATTGCAAACTGTAGCTCCTAATATTCCGGGCACAGATAAAAACTCAGATACTGGAATTTATACATTTAATAATCCTACTACTACATGTAATGAAATGTATATACAAAAAGTTTCTAATAATGTGCCAGTTCAAGTGCCAATGACAGCTTCTAAAATGAGTAATAATCCAGCTGCAAGTTGTGATGATGGATGGACAATCCTTCCAAGTGGTATGCTTTTAAAGTGGGGTAGAGTTGCTGTTTCTTCGGGAACTTCCGTAAACGTAACTCCTACAGCGACCAGTGGTGGACCTAATTTTACTAGAGTTTTTAGAGTTATGGTATCTCCTCAAGATGGAGGGACTGCTACTAATTTTAGTTGTGGTCAACGTACAGCGGCTAATAACACTACGGGAAATTTTACTGCCTATATAAATAATCCTTCTGACACGACAGCAGTTATATATCTTGTTATGGGGGTCTAAAATGGCACGCACCGACAGATTTATGATTGCCCCTATAAACTCTGGGGTGCAGACAGATTTGAAGCCGTGGTTAATTCCTGATGATGCTTTTCAAACTTTAAATAATGCTTATGTTTTTAGAGGTAGAGTTCGAAAACGATTTGGGGCTCGCGTTATGAATGGGTCGGTTGATGATGATGTTGCTCAGCTTCATACTAGACTTAGGGTTAATATTGGTGTTACTAATGGATCAGGAAACTTTGGGCCATTTACGGTTCCGGGTGCCACTTTTGCCAAGGGCCAAATGTTTTCTGTTGGGGATGCAATATTTACGGTAAATGCATTAGGAACTCCTGCGGCATTATTAAGTACTACTGCTGCTACAGGAACTTATAACACCACAACTGGATCGGTAACTATTGCAAATGCTTCTATCAACACTAATGTTTATTTTTATCCGGCAACTTCGGTTACCGGTTTTGTAACTTATGAAACAAGTCAAATTAACGATGAACTTACCTATGCTTTTGATACTCAGTTCGCTTATGAATATATCTTAAATGAATGGGTAATGCTTGATAATGAGGGAACAAGTTCTCCTGGCGCTTCTGTTTGGACCGGTGCTGATTACCAATTTATGTGGGGTAAAACATGGCGCGGTATAACTAATAGTGAAAGTTATCTTTTTGTTTCTAATTTTAAAGCAGCCGACAAAATTAGATATTACAATGGAATTAATTGGAACTATTTGGCTCCGCTTACGAGCAATACAAATCGTTTGTTAACGGGCAGGTTGATTGTTCCTTTTAAAAATAGGCTTTTAGTTTTAAATACTGTAGAAGCCCAGTATGATGGAGTAAGTGTGGGCACATCGGCAGGAACTACTGGAAATTTTACCACTCCAGTTATAGGTGGGTATACTTATACCTATGGAAGATACTTTGTTTGCGGAACCAATATTTACACCATAACTAACGTTAATCCTTATGTTGTAGTAACTTCCAATTACCTTACAGGAACAACTCCTGCTGCAACTGCAACATTTGATAATACTACGGGAGTATTAACTGTTATTGGTAATAATACCAATGCTAGTCTTCCTGTTCTTTATTTTGACCCATCTACTGGTGTTGAAAGCTCATATGTTAATAGATGTAGGTTTTCTCAAAACGGTAATCCGGTTGATCCTGCTTATAATGCATGGATAGAGACAGCTGCTGGCCTTGGTGGTTATATTGATGCCCCAACCAAAGAAGCTATTACAACATGTGAATTTTTAAAAGATCGACTTATTGTTTACTTTGAAAGAAGCGTATGGGAATTAGCATATACTTCAAATCAAATAATTCCTTTCGTTTGGCAGCAAATTAATACTGAACTTGGATGTGAATCTACATTTTCAGTGGTTCCTTTTGATAAGGTAGTATTGGGTGTTGGAAATGTTGGAGTCCATGCTTGTAACGGTTCTAACGTTGAACGTATAGACCAAAAAATACCTGATGAGGTTTTTAAAGTTGCTAACGATAATGAAGGTGTATTTAGAGTTTATGGAATTCGAGATTATTATACCGAAATGGTTTATTGGACCTTCCCTTCAGAAGTTGAGGATAGTTCGTATCCTAATAGAGTTTTGGTATATAACTATAAAAATGGATCATGGGCTTTTAATGATGATTCCATAACAGCTTTTGGTTATTATCAGCAACAAGATGCGCCAACATGGGGTTCGTCGGAAGAAACATGGGAAGAGTCTGATTCATCTTGGAATGAAGGGGTGCTTCAAAATAAGTTTAGAAATGTAATCGCTGGTAATCAACAAGGGTTTACTTTCATTGTTGATCCTAATGATTCTTCTAACTGTATGGCACTTTCAATAACTAATGTTGATTTGACCGCTACAGTTGGATTTATGACAATTACCTCTATTAATCACAATCTTCAGGCTATTTCTGATTTTAATGCTCCTGTTCAGGGTGATTATGTGCTTATAGATAATATGGTTGGAATTTCAAATGCTAACGGAATCGTCTATCCAGTTATTAATGTTATTGATAATAATACATTTACCGTATTTAATATTGATGCAACTGGAACTTATTTGGGTGGCGGAACCATTCAAAGAGTTTCAAATATAAATATTGTTACCAAGCAATATAACTTTTATGTTGATCAAGGTAGAAATGCTTTAATTAACAAAGTTGATTTCTTGGTTGATAGCACAGTTAATGGACAAATTGTCGTAGATTATCAAGTGTCTGCAAGCTCAGATTTACTATTAGAAAACTTTCCTCCGACAAATACTATTTTGGGTACTGGTATTCTAGAAACGTCTCCATATTCATCTATTACTTTAGAAGCGACACAGGATCGATTATGGCATCCTGTTTATTTGTGGGCAGAAGGTGAATGTATTCAATTAAATATGTATATGAACGATACTCAAATGAGAGACTTAAGTATTGCTCATTCAGATTTTGTACTTAATGCTATGACTTTTTATGCACAACCGACAAGTTCAAGACTTCAATAACAAAGGAGTTTTTTATGAAACTATTGTTTTTTCTGCTTATTGGTTCTTTTGTTTCTGCTTCAGAAAGGCCAAGAACTCCTATAGCTCTTCCATCTTCAGGAGATAGTATTATTACTATTGAATCTGAAGATGATGTGCTTTGCGCGAGTGCTTTGAACTATATTGCTCAGCATGGATCAGGATCATCTTTTGATTTAAGGTCTTATGTTAGAGAAGTTGTGCTTGAAGCTCGATCATCTCCTATTGTTGATCAAATTAATCCTGAATCTGTAGCAATGCTTGCATATCAACGTGCACTAGATTCTCATCAGCAAAAACTTAATGATCTTACAACAAAGGTTCATGGTCGAATTAGTAAAAAAAATACCGCTGCTATTTGCGGATTATTTACAACGGTGTTTAGTGGGCTGGTTGCAATACTGGTTCATTACAACCAGAAATGTTAAACGTGAAAACCATAGCTTTTTGTTTTGCATTAGTAATGCAATGTTGCGGTTCAGGCGAATATAGAACAAATAATCCCTATGTGCCAACGATTTTAAAATACGTTAAGCAATGTGATATGAAAAATAAAATTATCATAAGAACTAGGACGGTTCATCCGCTTATATTGCAAGCGTATAGGCAACTTAGAAATCAAAAATAAAAACAAGTAGGAAGATGACAAGTCTTCCTACTTTGTATTTAAAATCAGGTCTTTCAACCTTGCTCTCTGGAAAAAAGCAAACCACTGAGATGGTTAACTATATATTACTGTTTTATGTACTCTAATACAACATAGGTTGTTGTGTATGCTGAATAATCTATGCCTGTAATTATAGTGACATTGGTCTGATCGGCTGAGATTTGAATATTTTGGTTTAAGGTAAGTGCTGCATAGGGAATAGGTAATGATGTAAGGGTTGCAGGATTGGTTGCCATTGCATAACATCGAGTAAACGAATAACCATTCATGACTGGTATATTATGTGCAACACTTTTAGTGGTAGCATTAGGCAGCGCACCAAAATTAACAGTCATGCGATAAACTTGTCGGTAAACAGCTGTTGTTTGTGAGTCGTTTATTGTTGGATTGGGAAAGTATTGACTACTGGTCACAAACTCTTGCATTGGATAATAGCCAGTCTCTTTTAGGTTAAGCAAAACTGACATATTGTTAAGATTTTGATACAGTCTAACAAGCAGCTCTTTGAGTGGCTCGCTCAATCCTTCTTTGTTATAAATTTCTGAAACATCCCAAACGTTGGTGGTTCCAACAAAAGCACCTAAGTTCAACTGACTTGGATAAGATCCATCTTGCATTTTATGTTCCTCTATTTAATGATGGGTTATACTGATACACAGTATTAGATTTAAAATTTTATAAGGATAGTAGTATGGCAAATTTTGGTGGTGCAGCAAACGCAGCTTTGTCGGGTGGAGCTGCAGGTGCATACCTTGGATCAATTTTCCCAGGTATAGGGACTGCGATAGGTGCTGGAGGTGGTGCAATTTTAGGAGGCCTTGGTGGTTTGTTGTCTGGCAAAAACAATGCATTTGCCGGATATGAGGGAAAAAATTTACAAGTTCCAATAAAAAGTCCTCAACAAATTGCTTTGATGAATCAATTGTCCCAAATGGGATTGTCTGGATTGCAAGGTTTGCAAAGTGGATTTAATCCTATTGCTCAGCAAGCACGATCAACCTTTGCTCAACAAACTATACCAGGAATAGCTGAAAGGTTTTCTGCTCTTGGAGCTCAAAATTCAAGTGCTTTTGGCCAGCAACTTGGTGCGGCGGGAGCAGGTCTTAATGAAGGCCTTGCGAGGCTTGAGTCTCAATATAATCTTGGACAACAGGGCATGTTTCAAAACTTGTTAGGATTGGGTCTTGGTGATCAGTTTCAAAATCAATATCATCCAGCAGAGCCTGGATATAGCCATCAATTAACTCAAATAGCTCCCATGTTAATGTATTTGCAAATGCTTGGTAAGCAAGGAGGTCAATAATGGCACACAATTTAGGTTCATTAGATGCTCAAGCGTTTGGAAATGCTTTAGGTTCAGGTTTGCAAATGCTGACTAATCATAAATTAAATGAAATAGCTACTCAAAAACAACAAGCTCAATCAGCTCAATTTTGGAAATCTTTGGGATTGTCTGATCAGGAAGCTATTGCTGTAGCTTCTCAGCCTAAAGAAATTCAAAAATCTTTTTTAGACAGGTTGGAAGGTGCTTCTTTTGGACAACAATTTAATCAAAGTCCTGTCAACACGGTAAATACAAAAGACAAAAATGAATTAAATCCAAAAAGTGTAACAAATTCGCTAAATTTGCTTTATGGAAACGATCAATCGCTTGATAAGATTGGCGGAAAAAACGGTTCTAATTTAAAATTGGGCGCTAATCCAGTTGAACGTAGGCACCGAGAAGTGCTTGATCAAAAAAAAGATATTGCTGCATATAAAGAAACTAAGGACTTGCGGCATAAACTTATAGAGGATCGCAAGTTAGCTCGCCAAGAATTGAAAGATCTTTCAAGATTGCAAGAATTAAACGAAGAAGGAAAATTAGATACTCCTGGATATGTTGAATTTCTTCAAAGGTCAGGATTTGATATTCCTGCTTTAATGAATCCTGAAAGTGAAGAATTTCAAAAAATACAACAAGGATTTTTGAAGGGTGCTAAGCAATATTTTGGCGCTAGAGTTACCGATAATGAAATAAATATGTTTTTAAAAACTATTCCAACTTTATCGCAATCTGCAGAAGGAAGAAAAAGAGTTATTGCGATGCTTAAAGATGTTGCTCGTGGCAAAGAGGAGTATTATCAAGCATATAAAGATGTTATGAATGAAAACAATGGTAAACCACCATTAGACCTTGAAGAGCAAATTGAAAATAAGGTAGAATCAAGATTAGATAAAATAGCTGAAAAATTTAAGGCTGATTTACAGCGCCCAGTTCCTAAAGGCCAAAATAAACTGATAACAGCACTTCAAGCTGGAGCTGGATCAGTTGTTCCAAAAATACCTAAAGCTTTAGCTGGTGCTGGTCTTGGAGCTGCTGCTGGATCCAGATTAGGATCGGTATTTGGCATACCAGGCACGATTGGTGGAGCTGCGCTTGGAGGTCTTGCTGGATTATCTGGTCTTGGAGTTAAAGATATTTTATAATTGATTTATAAAACTTTATTTTCTTTTTTAGGTAACAAAAATAAAACAGAAAGCAATGGGCAGCATATTAATACAAAGACTAAAATAATTGCATGAGATATTTCTTGGCATTTGTCTTTGCAGTTCATTAAACAAGTCATATTGGAACCCCTAATATTCAGGCATTTTTGAACTTATCGTTCAGACTTGCCTGATTTATCTTGAAATTGATTTTCTTTTATAATTTGTTCGCTTATGATTCCTTTCACGTAAAAAGATATAGTCACATTTCTCATGAGAGCTAATCTTTTTAATTCCCAGTGCAAGGATTCTGGAACTTCGACATTAAGTCTTTTTAATTTTTCTTTCATGTTTTAATTATATCATTCAATGATCAAATGATCAAGTATTATTTTTCGAAAAACTGTGCAATGAAATAAGTAGTGATCTTTATATTTTTTATTTTTAAAACTTTTAAAAGGAAAGTTATGGCAGTAAATCGAAGACGTACTAACAATAATATTGCGTACGGAACACCTAATGGGCTACAATCGTTAGCTCCTCAACCTATCATTGCTCAAAGAAATCCTACATCAAGCGATACTGGCCCTGTTGGAGTATTGTGGATCAATCAATCAAGCAATGCTTATTTCATATTAACTTCAGTGTCTGCTGGAACTGCAAATTGGCAAACTCAGGATCAAGTTGCTGGTATTTTTAGTACGGTTGAAATTACGGGTTCTGGTACTGTCTTAGATGTCACAACTGGTAATGCAAGCATTGCTGGAACTTTACAGGTTGGAGGCGACGCTATTATTGATGGTATTGGAATTCTTGCAGGAGCTGGTGATCCTAATGGGGTAATTAATGCTGCTAAGGGTTCTATGTTTCTAAGAACTGATGGAAGCAGCGCTTCTACTCGTATGTATATAAATACTACTGGCGCAGCAGTGTGGACTAATGTGGTAACAGCTGCATAGTAAATTTACTTGAAGGATAAATTATGGCTTTAGGTAGAAGTTTGCGCGTAGAAGCGGTACGATCGATCGCTTTTGGTGATATTGATAGCACCTATGAGCCGGTTGGATCTCCTGCTGGTCGTTCTGACGCTATATTACAGTTTCAAAATCTTACCGACACGGATCTTATGGTTTCATTTGATGGCGTAGTTGACCACTTCCCATTGGTTGCTGGTGCATATTTTGTATTGGATATATGTACCAATAAAGTTACTCAAGATGGTATGTATTTAAGTGTTGGTACTCAGTTCTATGTCAAATATTTAACTGACCCTGCAACAAGTGGTGCTTTTTATATTTCACTTTACTATGGAACAAATTAAGGAGCACGTATGAGTCAAATGGGTTCCTTTTCAGGCGGAAGCTCTGGAACTGGAAATATAAAAACTATTACCGGTAATACGGGAGGAGCAATATCTCCTGCACTTGGCGGCAATATTAATATTGTTGGTGCTGGTGGAATTACCGTAGCTGGTAATGCTGGATTAAATACATTAACTATAAGTGGTGGTGGTTTAACTTGGAATGAAGTCACCGCAACAAGTGCTTCTATGGCAGTTGAAAATGGTTATATTGCTAATAATGCTGGATTGGTAACTTTAACATTACCCGCAACCGCAGCTGTTGGATCAGTTATAAACGTTGTAGGTAAGGGTGCAGGGCTGTGGAGAGTGGCTCAAAATGCTGGACAAACCATTCATTTTGGATCTATAGATACAACCACTGGCGTTACCGGTTATCTTGAAGCAACGGTTAGATATGACTGTATTTCAATGTTGTGTATTACGGCAAATGCTGATTGGGTTGTTGTTTCATCTGTCGGTAACATTACATATGTATAAGGATATTTATGGCAACAATTAATTCAATCGATTCAAATATACCAATACCGGTATCTAAAGGCGGTATTGGTGACTCTTCATTAACCGCATATGCTGTTGTTGCGGGTGGTACCACTCCTACTGCAGCCTTACAACAAGTATCTGGCTTAGGTACTTCTGGGCAAGTATTGACTTCTGCTGGTGCAGGAGCGTTGCCTACATGGCAAAACGTTAGTTTAACTGGCGCTATTCAAACCATTACGGGTAATACAGGCGGCGCATTAAGTGGCTCTAATATTACCTTTACGGGCGGCGCTACAGGGTTGTCGTTTGGTGGTTCAGGAACAACACAGACACTTACGTTTGCAGGAATCACTGCTAATGGTGGAACTGTTAGTTTAGCGACTGATGCAACAACAAGCACCATTAACATTGGTACCGGTGCGGGTGTAAAAACTACGACCTTGGGATCCACAAACTCTACTTCTACAACAACGGTTCAGTCTGGTAGCGGAAATTTAAGAATCGCTTCAACTAATGGCGATATGGAGCTAGTGTCTGGTACTGGTACGATCAATATTTCTAACGAAGATACCAATACCGCTATAAATATTGGTACGACAACTCTTTCTGGAAATAAAACCGTTATTATTGGGTCTTCTGATGGAACATCTTCAACTGCTATTAGATCTGGTTCAGGAGCGTTACAGCTCACTAGTGGATCTGGTAATATCAGTGTCACATCATCTTCTGGTGGAACGATTACTGCAAACTCTGGCACAGGAACAATAAGTGTTTCAAATGATGCATCAGCTACTTCTGTTAATTTGGCAACGGGTGCTGGAGCTAAAACGGTAACACTTGGATCAACCAATACAACATCTACAACTACCTTACAAGCAGGTAGTGGCGGCGTTAAGCTAGGAACATCTTCTGCTGGTTCCGTAGTAACTAATAGCTCAAGTGTATTGTCATCAGTTAACGGTACTGCTGGTCAAGCTTTAATTGCTGCAGGAGCTGGTTCGTCTCCAAGCTTTGGAACATTAGGCGTTGCTGGTGGTGGTACAGGTAATACATCATTAACTGCGTATGCAATTGTTGCTGGTGGAACTACAAGCACTGGAGCGCTTCAACAAGTTTCAGGTGTGGGTACATCTGGGCAAGTATTAACCTCTAATGGCGCTGCTGCTTTGCCAACATGGCAAAATTCCACAGCTGGAATCCAAACCATTACGGGTAATACAGGTGGAGCTCTTTCTGGTACTAACATTACGTTTACTGGTGGAACAACTGGTCTATCGTTTGGTGGTTCTGGAACAACTCAAACTTTAACATTTGCTGGTATTACGGCTAACGGTGGAACAGTTAACCTTGCAACTGATGCAACAACAAGCGCTATTAACGTTGGTACTGGTGCTGGTGTTAAGACTACAATTGTTGGATCAACCAATACTTCTTCTGCAACAACGGTTCAAGCTGGGAGTGGTGCGGTTAACATTACAACGGTTAATAGCAATATTAACCTTACTTCGGGAACAGGAACGGTAAACGTTTCTAATGAAGATACCAACACTATTGTAAACGTTGGAACAAGTAGCGCTTCTGGGAATAAAACGGTTGCTCTTGGTTCTCCTAATGGAACATCTTCAACTACGATTAGATCTGGTTCGGGAGCATTGCAAATAACGAGCGGATCAGGAAACATAAGCTTATCGTCATCTTCTGGTGGAACAATTTCTATAAATTCTGCTGGTGGTACGGTAAATATGTCCAATGATGCTACAGGTAATAGTATTAACATCGCTACGGGTGCTTCAGCTAAAACGTTGACTCTTGGATCTACTAATACTACATCAACAAGCACGCTTCAATCTGGCTCTGGTGGTATTACTATATCTTCAGGTACTGGAACATTAAACGTATCTAACAATGCTGCCAACACAACAGTAAACTTGGGTACGGGGGCTGGAGTTAAAACGGTAACATTAGGATCAACCAACTCTACGTCTGTTACGACGCTTCAATCTGGCTCTGGTGGTATTACTATATCTTCAGGTGTTGGAACATTAAACATTTCAAACGATAGTACGAATACAACGGTTAGACTTGGCACGGGTGCTGGTGTTAAGTCGGTTGTGGTTGGATCAACTAATACAACATCTGAAACCGCAATTCAGGGTGGTTCTTTAGGTGTTGGAATAGAAGCTACTGGATCTTTAAATGTAGGTGTTTCTGCAACGGCTCAAAGCGTTAATTTGGGTACAGGTGCTGCAGCTAAAACCGTAACACTTGGATCAACCAATACAACTTCTACTACAACGCTACAAGCGGGAAGTGGTGGTGTTAAGTTGGGAACATCTTCTGCTGGTGTTATAGTTGCCAATAGCTCAAGCGTTTTATCATCAATTAATGGAACAGCGGGCCAAGTATTAACTGCTGCTGGTGCGGGATCTATTCCTACTTGGAGCTCTATAACTAGCAGTTTCCCTGGTTATGTTGCTGGTACTGAATTTTTATTTGGTGGTGTAAGCACTACGCTTGCAGCAAGTCCTAACAACTCTATGTTGATGAGCACTCAAGCAACTCCTTATCCAAACATTACATCTTCTGCAACTCAAAATACTTTTTTTGGGAATGCTGCAGGTGATGCTATTAGTAGTGGTGCTACTAACAGTGCGTTTGGTGCTGATTCTTTAAGTGCTATATCCTCAGGTTATTCAAATACTGCAGTGGGCACGACTGCATTAAACGATGTAGATACTGGCTATCAAAATACGGCGATTGGTGCAGGTGCGTTGTCTATATGCACAGGTACTGATAATGTAGCTTTAGGATTTAATGCTGGATCTAATGCTACTACGGGTACTAATAACATTTATATTGGTTCAGCATGCCAAGCATTTACTGCAACAGAATCAAATAATATTGTGATTGGTAACTCTTCGCATGTTAGCGCTTACATGAACGGAATTTACGGTCAAACCTCTGCTGGCGGTATTGCTGTACTTATTAACAGCTCTGGAAGCCTTGGAACAACAACTTCAGCGCGTAAATATAAAGAAAATATTGAAAGCGTTGATGCTTCAGTTGCTCGAAAAATGCTTGATTTGGATATTGTTAAATTTAATTACATTAACGATGAATCTAAAGAGCTTCAGTATGGTGTTATTGCTGATGACGCAGTGTCATTGTTCCCAGAAATGGCAGTCTATGATAAGAAGGGTGAGCTTAACACTATTCAGTATCATAAAATGCTTCCATTATTGATTAAACAGTGCCAAATAATGCAGGCTGAAATTAATGAATTGAAATCGATTTTGAATAATTTACAAAAATAAAGGAAATGTATGGGCAGAACATCGCGCGGTCCATTAGCTTATACAGGGGTTAGGTCATCTAACCCCCCTCAACAAATTGTTAATAGAAGAAGAGCCCCTACAGCTCAAGATTATCTTAATTTTAATATTGGTGATCTTTGGCTTTATATGGATATGGACACTCCTGAAGATTCAGAGTTGTACCAGTTGGTAAGCAATGCTGAAAACGTAGCAGTATGGAATAGGCTGAGTGATACCAACCAAGTCTGGCCTGATCATGCAGTTGTTTTAGGATCAGGAACTGATGCTATTAATTCAGTTTCTCCTACGACTGCTGGGTTTGTTTTGACTTCTAATGGTCCATCAGCTGATCCGACATGGCAAGCTGCTGCGGGTGGTGGTATAGAAAATTTAGACGGAGACACAGGAACTGCTACGGGCACGACTGTTGATATTGCCGGCGGAACAGGAATCACTACGGTCGCTTCTGGATCTACCGTAACGGTTAATTTAGATTCTCCTGTTTTAGTATTAAATGGTGGAACAGGAAGTACATCATTAACAGCTTATGCTCCAATTTGTGGTGGCACTACTGCGGTAAGTCCAGTACAGGCTGCAACAACAGGAATTGGAAATGTCGGCTATGTGCTTACATCTACAGGTTCAGGATCACTTCCAACATGGCAACCTGCTACAGGCGGCGGCAGCGGTGGATTGATTAATATTCAAGTTTTTGATACTCCTGGTGCTGCTACGTATACTCCAACTGCTGGCATGGAAACATGTATTGTGCAATGTGTTGGTGGCGGTGGTGGCGGAAGAGGAGTTAATACTTCTCCATTCCCTATTGTTCCTGGTCAAGGTGGTGGTGGTGGTGGATACAGTCAATCATTTTACGATGCTGCTACTATTGGAGCTTCTCAAGATTTATTTGTTGGTGACGGTGGGGCTGGTGGCGCAAGTAGTCCTTCTGGTGGGTCAGATGGAGATGATGGGGAAGATACCACATTTGGAACCATTGTTATAATGACCGCAGGCGGCGGAAAAGGAGGAGCTTTTTCTCTTACTCCTAGTGGAGGAACTGCTACAGGAGGAGACATAAATATATCTGGTCAAAATGGCGGAAATTCGTTTTATGCTGTTTCTGATGATACCCCGCTGACATATGTTCAGGTTTCAGGCTCTGGAGGATCTTCATTGCTTGGATTTGGAGGAGTATCGACTTCTAGTCAGGGATTTGTTTTGCCCGATGGTCAGATTTATGGCGGTGGTGGGGCTGGAGCGGCTACATCTTTACAGTTGTCCGGAAATGGCGCCCAGGGTGTTGTCATCGTTTATGAATACGCGGGCGGAGGTGGTGGTGGTTCTGGCATTCAAAACATAGATGGAGACACAGGAACTGCCACAGGATCAACGGTTAACATTGTTGGTGGTACTGGTGTTACAACGAGCGCTACGGGTGATACATTAACCATTTCTTTAGCTGGTGGTGGCAGCGGTGGATTACTTAGCGTGCAAGTTTTTGATGCGCCCGGATCTCATACTTATACCCCAACAGCTGGCATGACTTCATGTATTGTTCAGTGTGTTGGTGGTGGCGGGGGAGGCCAAGGTCAAAGTACAATTAATGGCGCTGGATCAGGAGGTGGTGGTGGTGGTTTTTGTCAAAAGTTTTTTGATGCGGCTACTATAGGAGCATCCCAGTCTCTTGTGGTAGGGGATGGTGGAGCTGGTGGAGCTGCTAATGCAAGCGGGTCCGACGGAGAAGATACTACATTTGGAACTGTTGTTATTTTAACTGCTGAAGGTGGAGCTGGTGCTGCTGCAACTAATTTTGGTGGAGCGGGTGGTGGCGCTACTGGTGGTGATATAAATATATCTGGAGGAAGAGGAGGAAGTGGATTTACTAATGCTTCAAGCTCTTCTAATCAACAAAGTGGTTATGGTGGATCTTCTCTTCTTGGTTTTGGCTCAGCCTCAGTTTCTTCTCTTGGTGGCGCCTTTGATGGGCAACCTTATGGGGGAGGGGGTAGTGGTAATGGGTTTTCTGGGGCTGCTGGAAGTGGAGCAAGTGGCGCTGTCATCGTTTATGAATACGCAGGCGGAGGTAGCGGTGGTTCTGGTATTCAAGATATAGATGGAGACACTGGAACTGCCACAGGGTCAACGGTTAACATTGTTGGTGGTACTGGTATTACTACATCTGCATCTGGAGATACAGTTACCATTTCTTTAACTGGTGGCGGCGGTGGTGGTGCAGAAGTATTTATTGCGACATTAACAGCAAACAATGATACAGAATTGGTTTTTGATGCAACCATGATTGATGGTACCTATTCAATGTATAAATTTAGATTTAATGATTTATTTTTGGACAATACAGGAGCATCTGCTTTAAATTTTATTGTTTCTACTAATGATGGAGCTACTTATATAGGAGCGTCTGCTTATAAAGCGGGAACTTATTCCGGTTTGTACTCTGCTGGTTTAACTAATGTTTCCTCTACATTGGTAAATGGTATAGCTGCAACAGCTGCTTACAATAGAGTTAATGGATATTTAGAGTTTTATAATACTCAGTCTTCTGATTATGCATCTTGGATTGGTGAAACTATTGGTGATGATGGAGTTGCTCGATTTGGATTGTATCAAGGCACGGTAACTATACCTTCTGCTATCAATAACATTAAATTTGAATCAACGGGAGGAGTGTTAACTTCAGGGACTATTACACTTTATGGAATTAGCACAACTGGTGGCGGTGGTGGATCGGGTGGCGTTGATACTTTAACTGCTGATACAGGTGGTCCAATTTCTCCTTCTGGCGGTGATATTAATATTTTTGGTGGTGCTGGTATTTCTACTGCTGGGTCTGGATCTTCAATAACGGTGAATCTTGATGTTCCTGTTGTGGTTGCTAGTGGTGGCACTGGGTTAAATGTTTTGTCTACTTATGCTTTATTAGCAGGTGGAACTACCGGAACAGGAAACGTTCAACAGGTATCTGGTCTTGGTACTTCTGGGCAAGTATTAACATCTGCTGGTGCTGGTGCATTGCCTACATGGCAAACTCCTTCTAGTGGTGGAATTGCTACTTTAAATGGCGATACTGGTTCAGCTACAGGATCTACGGTTACGATTGCTGGTGGCACAGGCATAACCAGTTCGGCTACTGGATCTACGGTGACATTAAACTTAGACTCTCCTGTATCTGTTATTAATGGTGGAACAGGTGATACCTCATTAACTGCATATGCTCCAATATGTGGTGGTACGACTGCAGTAAGTCCAGTTCAGGCTGCTACTACTGGATTGTCCAATGTGGGATATGTATTAACTTCAACTGGTACTGGATCATTGCCAACATGGCAAGCTTCTGGGTCAGGTGGAACGATTGTAACCACTTATACATCTGGATCAGGAACTCACAATATTAACGCTGGAACTAAGTTTTTAAGTGTAGCTCTGGTTGCTGGTGGTACTGGTGGTGGATCTGGTCGTCGAGGAGCTTCTGGTGCATCTTGTGGTGGTGGTGGTGGTGGAAACTGTATGGTTTATATGCAATCTATGATTCCTGCTGGACTGTTTGGCTCTACGGTTGCCTATCAAGTAGGTGTTGGTGGAGCGGGTGGTGCCGCTGTTACGACTGATAATACTAATGGTAATGATGGTAGTTTTGGAACTGATACTTTTTTTGGAAACATTGTAGCTGTTGCAAGCCTTCCTGTTCTTGATGGATTTAGGCCTGGTATTGGTGGTGGACCTATTGGAGGTGGGACTGATGGTGGTGGTGGATCCGGAATTGCATCTGGATCGGTTTTTAATGTTGCTTCTGGAGGTTCAGCAGGCGGTGCTGGGGGGCGAGGAGATTTGGCCGACGGTATTTCTGCTGCTGGAAATATAGGGTTTTCGCTTTCTACTGGTGGCGGTGGTGGTGGCGGTGCTGTAACTGGAACTCCAACTGATGGCGGCGACGGAGGTTCTTTTACTACAAGGTTTAATTCTGTAGTTCTTGTTCCTGGCTCTGCTGGTGGTGTCTCTGGTGGTAATGGTGCTGATGGATCTGATATGGACCCATCTTTTGAAGGGTTCTTTTTTGGAACCGGTGGTGGCGGTGGTGGCGGTAATGATACAGGTGCTGGTGGTAATGGTGGTGACGGTGGTTATCCGGGTGGTGCTGGCGGCGGCGGAGGTGGATCATTAAATGGATTTAACTCTGGTGCTGGAGGAGATGGCGCTGACGGATGGATTCAAGTTATTGAATACCTATAGGAGCTATCATGAAACAAGCTTTGCTTAAAATAGTATTGATTGTGATTGCTGGATTTTCTGCCTTGGTAGGAAAGATATTCTTTAAGGCAAAATCTACCCATCCTGTTCAAGATGCGCTAGAAGATGTGGTTGAAGATGCTACCGGTATAGATATTGGTGACATAATTGACGACATGGAAGAAAAGAAATAGTATTGTGTAGTTTTCTTCATGAAAACTTCCTTTATGATGAATAACGAGTGGTTAAAAGCTGCTCGTTATTCATTTAATGTTTTTATTATTTGCAAAGCTAAAGATTTAATCACAGGAATAGCTACACTATTACCAAATTGTTTGTACGCTTGAGTATCACTTACAGGAATAATAAATTCTTCAGGAAAGCCTTGCAATCGAGCAGCTTCACGCGTCGTAAGCTTGCGTGGATTTTTTCCTTGCTGCTCTATGAGTATTTCAGAACCATCTTTGTAATATCGAGCAGATATAGTGCTTGTGTATGAGGATTGATCATTAAACAAACTATAACCAAACCCATTCCCTTTATTTTGATGCTCTTGTTTTCTACGCTGATGCCCCTGCCACAACTTATCTGAAATAGTATATTTACTATCAACCAAAGACTCTAAGATGGTGCCAAGCTTGGTTGGAATTTGAGGTGCTTGAGGAAATTGAAAAGAGAGTTTATTTTTAAAGGCAACAATATAAATTCTGGCTCTATTTTGGGGCAATCCAAAATCACGCGCATTCAGTACTTGATGGTAAACAGTATAACCCTGCTCTTCCAGCGTAGAAAGAATAGTTTTAAAAGTATTGCCTTTATCATGACTCACTAAATTTTTTACATTTTCTAAAAAAACTACTTCAGGCTTATGATAATCAACTATTCGAATAATATCGAAAAACAAAGTACCGCGAGTATCTTCAAATCCTTTTTTTAGTCCAGCATTTGAAAAAGGCTGACAAGGAAACCCTGCAAGAAGCATGTTGAAATGAGGAATCTCTGCAGGATCTATTTTTGTAATGTCACCATGAGGCTGATGTCCAAAATTTGCTTTATACGTTGCTTGTGCAGCTTTATCCCATTCAGATGAAAACACGCACGTTCCCCCTGCACTTTCAAAGCCCAAACGAATTCCACCAATCCCTGCAAAAAGATCAATAAAAGTAAAACTCATATTTTAACGACGCCAAATCTTTTATGGATATGATCTTGAATTTCTTTATCGGTTGCGGTTGATGAAACGTTTTGAATAAATACCCATGTTGGAGTGTCTTCGTTTTTGTTTATTTGATAATAGATGTCTAAGCCACGATCTCCGCAATCTACTTTGCAGATCGTATACTGTTCTGCCGTATCGTGCTGTGTTGGCTCTGAAGCTCGATATATATAGAATGGGTTTTTCATAAGCTCTCTTTCTTGGTTTGGTTATTTTTTTCTATTTCTTTTAAAGAATTCAAACTGTGCCATAGTTAATTTATCAAGTGAAGGAGCTTTATTGAACTCTAATATTTTTTGATGAGTTTCTGGTGAAAACTGACTTAAGAATGCAAGTTCTTCTTCGCCAACAAATTCGACTTCAGGCGAACGATTATGGTGTGATGCAGCGTTACCATCATCGTCATCAGAAGTTGCAACTCCAACCAATGATGAATAACACATACGTTTAAGATAGGTGTTATAAGAAGATAGAGATTGTATATCTGATTTTTGAGGATTATGCCTAGCTACACTTGATATCCATTGGCCCGAGCAGTGTAGTAATATGGTGACTAATATTGAATTACCTTGATCATCAATGCTAGGAGATTGGGTAACGCTTAATCCATTTTTTGATAATGCAGGTCGAGATGCAGAAACAACTGATTCAAAATCTGCATATTTGCTTTTAAAGAATGGATTATTTTGTGTTTTAAGGGCAACTTCCATTTCACCTTGTGCTTTTGCAAGTGCAGTAGCTAGTTGATCTATTTGGTCTGACATTAAGTTATTCATTTGAATCACTTTCTTTAAATTCATGATTAATAAATTCTACAATAGTAGAATGTAGGTGTTCTTTTATGGAAAATGCATCATCATTTTTATGATATTTTTTAGCTTCTTTGACGGTTTGAAAATCTCTGTCTTCAATTGGATAATCGTTTAATGAATATCTTATAGAATGGTAAAATTCATTGTATATTTTTAATAAATGTATGCTGACATTTGCAAATTCTCGATCATTTAAATCTGTAACTCTGTCTGCTGTTGTAGGTTTTTGTTTCAGGCTAATAAGTTTATTGTTTTTTTTATTCTTTTTTAATGCTGGAATGGCCCAATGACGGTCATAGCTCCGACATGTTAAAAACATTTCCCATTCTTCATCTTGATTATTAGTCCACATATTTTGATTGTTGCAATGTTTCCGTATCCATTTATAAGAACAAAATACTAAGTGTGTATCAATGTGAGATGAAATTTTATTGTTTTCTTTATCAATAAATGTAGTACTTTCCAATTCAATGTTATTAAATTTCCTTATGTTTCTTTTTTTTAAAATTTTTATTAAATCAAAAATTGCTTTTTTTCTTATCAAATATTTTTTTTCATAATCTAAGGTGATTTTATCAATTTCTTGATATAGGGCATTATGAAGAGCTATAAATTTTTCTTCATAACTTTTAGGTTCTATTTGATCTGACATTAAATTATTCATCTATACTCCATAGCGCTTTAATCCTGTGTTATAACTTTCCATTGTTTCCTTTTTGAGTATTCATTTTTTTTGTTTAATCTTCGTAATTGACAACCCCTAAAATGAATGCATACGCATTGATTATAACTATAAAAGCAAGAATCGAGTCAATTGGCCCTTTTTGTGTAAATAGATAAACAAAAAAGAAATTGAGCATGATAAATTTAAAAATAGAATCTCCCACTGCGTTATCATTCATCATTTGAATCTTTCTTTTTTGCATCATCAATTGATATTTCAATATCTAGATTTAGTTTTTGACATTTATAAAGTGTTTCGTTTGGAAAAATATTATCTATAAAACTTCTTAAGAAAAGAGACATGAATAAAAGCGCTATTGTTTGAGATAATGAAAATCCTACAGCTTGCAAAATGCATAGGGTTATAAAAATTATGATAAATGCTTTAAATATTGATTTCATTTGTGCCTTTTGCGATTAAAGATTCCAGCTCTTCAATTTGTTTTTCGATTGAAGATTTTAGCGCAGAATGTCTTTGTAAATCTTCTTGTAAATCTTCTCGTAATTGTTTGTACGATTTTAACAGTTTATCATCTGTATCTATTTCTTTATCTTTCGAGCGTTCTTCGATTAGTTCTTCGATTAATTGTAGAAGAGCTTCCATTTTTTTAATTAATTCCTCTACGATTGGAAATCGTTCAATTAATAAATCTTTTGCAATTTTGGCATCAGATATTTGTTTCTCTGTGAATTTTATTTTTGTTTCTAATAATTCTTTTAATAAACCTAAGCATTCTTCTTTTTTTGATTTTGATGAAAACATTTAATTTCTTTCTGTTAAGTGGTTTGTATTCAGATCTTGCATCATAAACTCTAATTTTTGTGATTTAGTCTTGCCCTTAAAAAATAATCTTACGCAATTTGCAGAGCAAAACTTTGGCTGGAAATTGTCGGTTGGTTTGTGGCAGTTGGCGCATAGCTGATTGTTCATTGATTGTCCTTAATAAATACATCTTCAATATTAATAGTAAATGAAATAGTGGTAGGGCTTTTTTCATCGATTTTTATATATCCATCGCAAGTATGAACGCCAATTACGAAATTAATCGATCCACTTTTTATTCCAGATTTTGATAAATCATCAATTGCATTAATTAAAAATTCTTTTAATGTCATATCCATTATGCATCCTTATTGGTGATATAATCTAATTGATTGAAGTTTTCCGCATAGTTGATTAAATTTGTTCTTTTGTTTCCATAAAAAGGAATTTCTTTTTCTAGTTCAAAAAATTTGTTTCTAAAGCTTACGATCATCAAAGTTTTTTTGCATGGCTTGGTGATAAATTCTGTTATTTTATTGTCTGAAATTTTAAGCTTTTTTTCGCCCATAAGTATATAAGAATTGGGGTGTATTTCTTCTGGAAGAGTTTTAGATTTAACATTGGGTACAAAATACAAGTATTCATCTGTGTTATCCCAAGAAATCAGATCGTTTTCAAAAAACACGCTTATTCCGTGAAGGTCCATAAAATATGAAACTTTTTCGAAAGTCATTTTTTTATTTTCCATGGCTTCCTTAATAGTTTTCTTATTTACTAATAACTGAATCAAGGGTTTCTACGGTTGCATTAATCAGTTTCGAAGCGCTTTTTGTGAGTTGATATTTCTCTAAAGAACATTCTTCGGTTAAAGCATTATTTAGAATTTCTTGAACATTTTTTAAGTTTTCTAATAGATATTGAAAATTTATTTTATTTTCCATGACTTCCTCAATGATTAAGTTTTAAATACATGTAATAATTGTAGCACAAAATAAAACATTTGCAAACAAATTAGTACAATGTTATATTATATTTAACGATGCAATTAATTAATATGGAGATTT